TCCTGAGCCCAGTCTTTTAGCTTTTGACCGATATTATCGCCAATAAAATACTTCCAGGTTACGTTGACTTGTTTTTCGGTCGTATTTCGACTTCCTAGTGGGTCAAGTGTAATCCTTGTTGAAGGTACCCCACATAGGCTTGCTGTATCAGAAATAATCTGGTTAATAGAAGTTCCGCTTGCCCATCCACTATTGCTGGTAAAAGTCGCCATAGAGAAAGAATCCCACTGGTCGCTACCATCAATGTTGATAACAGCTGCGCCGTTCTCTGCAATGATCTCAGATCGGTCAATTGTAAAGACACCTAGGGGTACATATGTGTACTCACCATCGATCTTCAGTCCATACTCAATCTTGATCAGTTTGTCCCAGTAGAAGACTGAGCTAGAATCTTTTGGCGTGTACTCGCCGTTCTTATCAATGAGTCGGAGCTGGCAGGTTCGCCGTGTTGCCCTCGACGTATCGACGTATACTGTTCCTTCAATCGTAGAGGCAGTAACCTCCTCGATTGGCACCAGACTGCTGTTTAAAGCAGTAACCCGAATCTTAACGTCTCGGATTGGCGCAAGCAGCGCTTCTTTGAATGCGTTGAGATTCGGGATACCACTATACATTAGTCAACCTCAATATATCCTACTGAAAGTTTTACAGTTCCGCCAGTTGCGTACTGATAAGATGGAGTTCCAAAGTAAACCTTGTAGACATCTCCAAATGGTGTCTTTAGGTAAAGCGGAAGGCTAAGTGCAAACAGAGACTTAATCTTTGGAAGCTTGACCTCGACCTCATCGTTTGGGATATAGGCTGAGATGTTTCCTTCGATGCCGTATTGTCCATAACGGACAACGACCTTCTTAGACCGACCGAACGGCTCAAAGATTTCTTCCTGGTATGGATTAGTTCGGTCCTCTGAGTCAACGTAAAGCTCAACTCCAAGCGCCTCATTGCCGTCATAGACGATAAACCAGTTATCGTAGATTGACGAAGCAACCACCAGGTCTGTTGCATCAATATCAGAATCAACTGGATTAGAGCCTACTGGAGTAGAGGTTTGAGTAATCTTGTACTCATACCTTGCCCCAATACCAGCAGAAAAATCTGTATAGTTAATAGTAGCAACATCTGGAATACTGGAAATTAGAGTATACGGTTGAGCGCTTCCGTAATTACGACGATAAACGTTATATTTTGTAAAAGATGCGTCAGCTGACTGATCCCAAGTAAGTTTTAAGGTTCCGTTTCCTTGCTCAGCGCTAAGACCAGTGATAACAGCTGGAGCGTTCCAAAGCGCAATGTAAGTAACAGAGATTGTTGACGACTGAACATCGTCACTATCAGTGACTGTTACTTCAAATTTGTATGTCGCGTTGTTAAGAATAACATCGGATGGGGCATCAAACGATGCCTCCGAGTTTAGAATAAACCCACTGTCGTAACGGACGGCATTACTTGCACTTGTTTCAATAATCCTAAGTCTTCGGCTTTTTTGAGCTTTTCCAAATGCACCAGTATAGGTGTAGCTAAGGAGAGGAATTGCATTATTGATCTTGCCAGTTGTTAAGTCGCTTGCATCTACTGCAAGAGCAGAGATTGTCGGACCGTCAGTTGGCTTAAAAAACACATAGTCGCTATAGCTGCCTTGAGCATTTGCAGCTCCAGAGTTATCAGTATAGCGGCTTCGGTAACGATATTGAACGTTCTTTGTTAGGGTTGTTCCGCCAGCACCAGCTGTAGTGGTTACCCCAGAAGCCCCCTGAGAAAGAGAATTGCTAACACTGGAAAGCGAAGCGCTTTTTACCATTGTATACATAACAACGCTATCGCTTGCTCGACTGACTTCGATTGAAAGCTGTGTTGGTGAATCCTCAAATCCGCTTGCAAGATCTTGATCGGCAAAAGCAACGTCAATTGCAGGGTTAATTGATGTAACTGCCTGATTATTGCTCGGGCTAATATTATTTGCAACTGGTGCAGCATTGATCCAAAACGCAGCCTTTACAGATTCTGGCTGAGTTACATTGCTTGTATCCCTCCAGGTTACAGTCCATTGGTACCTTGTGCCGTACTCTAGCGCTGGCGATCCACTGTATGTGTAGGCAGTCGCAAGAGTCGTAGCTACAGGGCTAACCGCATTCGGTCCAATAGTAGTAATAAGCGTATTGTTTGTATCATAAATCTTTAGTGTGTATTGGTTCATATTGGACGGAGTTACAAAGTTAAACGCTGGCGTTAGCGTTTTTACCCATCCAGTTGATCCATTACTTAGGTTTGGTGTCATGTCTGTGACACCAGCGGCATCTGTCGTAAATGTAGCTGCTGAAGAAACAGATGAAGCTGCACCGTTACTATCCTTAACTGTAGCCGTCCAGTAATAAGACGTGCTGTAGCTTAGGTTAAAGTACGTTGTTCCTCCACTGCCGTACTGCTTAGTAAATGAAGCAACACCAGATGCAAAATCTCCGCTATCCCACATTGGCGTGTTATCGCTACTGCGGTATACTTGAATTCTTGCAGTGGAGATTGAATCTCCTACGTCTGGGTCTGATGCTTGACCGCTAAATGTTGGAGTCAGCGTTGGGATAACCGATCCGCCAGTTGGGGTTAAACCGCTTGGCGTGTTGGGCTTTGTATTTTGCTTGAACGTATCCCCAGCAGAGTACGGACCCCAAGAGCCAGCAGCATCCTGAGTTCGTGCTCGCCAATAGTATGTGGTGTTATACGTCAATGACGCAGTATGTGTAATTGAGAACGTTGTTCCACTATCTGCAACTACACCAGAGTCGTAAATAATTGATGTAAACCCAGAATCGCTAGCAATCTGAACCTGCACTGCCGAGAGGGAGTCGCTGGCATCTGGATCACTTAGCGTTCCGCTAAGGACCTTAGATGTGACTACCGCACCACCAGTTGGAGAAAGGTTGATCGGAGCATCTGGAGCAGTATTCGTTACTTCTGTCGTTTCAAGAACTGGAGAGAATGAAGAGTTCCTAGAATAGAATTGAACAAAAGAATTTGTATTGCTTGATCCCTCAGCGTCAAGCTTCAGCAAAAATCCTCGGAAAGTAAATCCTGGATTGCTAATAACGTACTGCATAAGGTTTGTAACGTCAACTTCTACAAGCGTTTGATTTGCCGTTACGCCGCTGATTGTCTTTGTAGCAGAAATTCCAGAATAGTATGTTCCATTGGCAAATTGTGTTTCCCAGTTGTATCCGCTTTTGCTTGTCCAACCAGAAGCTGGGAATGGAGTTCCACCACCAGTGTCAACAATACTGTTTGTACTGTTTGCCAAGTATACTTGGACGATACGATTTGTGCTAGTACCAGAGTTCCCAGCGTTATTTGAAGACGTTCCACTATGGTAGTAATAAAGCTTTAGCTTAGCATTTGTAATGCTTTGAATTCCAGTAGTTGAAAATGCAGTAAATTGCATTCGCGCTCGAAAAAGGATTGTTCCATCAGTGTTGACCCCAATAGGAGACATTACGCCATTGGCATTCCAGTCTGAAGAATAACCAGACCCATTTGGATTATTAATCGCGGTTGCGTCTTCTGAGCAACTATAAGGACCTGGCATTTCTACCCCCATTAGGGGGAGGAGCCAAAGCCCCTCCCCCATATATTACTGCGTTTTGATACTGTGAACAAGGTTGTTAATAAACACATCCCCGCTCAACAGGCTTGCAACTTCCTGAGCCGAGGCATTCTTAAGAACACCGTTCGGGTCAGTGACCACATGGTTGATTGTCATGGTGTTGTTGTTCTGCCGAGTAATCGACGTTCCAGCCCCACTCATAATCTGAGTCAACCGATTAGCCTCAGCTGCGAGTGCAGACTCACGGGACTGCATTCCCACAATGAGACTATCAACAAAGTGTGCTCCGACAATTTGACTTGTCGTTGCAAACGCTTCAATAATTGATAGTACTGAATTTACGGCTCCCTGGAGTGAGTCAGCAAGTAATGCTGGGTCTCCACCAGTGTTGACTGCTAGGTTAAAGAATGCTTCAAGCGCTTCGGCGATAGCCTTAGCAGCGTCTGCGGCATCTCTTGCCATTGCAATCATTCCAACTGGCATAGAAGAAGCGATATCCGCCATCTTGCGAATACCGTCTTCGATCCATCCAAAGACTTTATCGTAATCAATTTCTTCCCTGAACTGATCAACGAAGTCCATCTGCTTTACGAACGCATCATAAGTTCCGCCGACTGCATCGGCAATCGCCTTAGCTACATTTGCGAACGTGTTGACAACTTCCCATTGATCTTTGTTCAGCGAGAACCTACCCATCGAAACAAGCATCTGTCGAACAGCAGTTTCAATGGTGTTTACAACCGCCTGAAGATCACTTGCAAGCGGCTTGACGTAGTTTCGTAGATCTTTAAACGAGCTGATAGCACTACCGATAGTGCCAAGAACAGCGTTTGCTGCCTCAGCGAATGCCTTTGCTTTGTCTAGCATTGGCTGTGTCGGCGCGGAGCTAAGCTTGCTTACGAAAGCTTGCACTGCTTTGCTAATGTCTTCAGCAACTTGCCTAAGCACACGCTCAGGCGGTTGGTAGACACCAGTTGCCATCGAGTTAAATGCATCAACAGCAGCTGCAATAGATCCAACAACTGCTTGAGCGCCAGTAGAATATGCCTCAACCGCAATCACCTGACTGCCAGCGAACTTCTTCGCCTCGGCAATCATGTACTTCATTGCGACAGACATATCTGAGATAATCTTTTTCAGGTTAGCCGCGCTTGGAGATTTGTAGGTAGCAAGCTTTTCAGCTGCATCAACCATGCCACCAACTGCGGAAGCAATGCTTCCTACAGCACCAGCAAAATTTCCTACCTTCTCGAGAGTGGCTGTCTTAAACGCCTTAGCGTAAGGAGCAGTTAGCTTGATCGCAAGCTTCATGGCTTCCGCCACTTTGCCCATGGTCTTCCTAATCAGTTCCTTAAGGTTAATTCCTTCGATCTTGTAGAGTGCTTCGGCAAGACTTGCAGCTTGCTGAGCCAGCTCAAGAGCTTTCTCTCGTGCTGTCTTTTGCTCACCACCGCCTCCACCGCCACCGCCACCGCCACCGCCGCCGCCACCACCGAGCAGATTTTGGTTTGCTCGTTCTCTGGCTGCAACGATGTCCTGGTTTCCTCCCAGGAAATACGTTCGCTCTGCGTTCGCCAAGCGAGTTGCTTCAACGATTGCAAGCAACTTACCGCGCTCAAGGTTAAGAGCGGTAATCCTAGCTTCTGCAGCTTTCTTTTCTTCACCACGAAGACTCTTAATCGACGCGGTAAGGACATCAATCTGCGTTTGAATCTCTTTAGCTTGAGAGATTCTCTTCTCTTGTTCCAAAGCAGTTCTAGACGTAGAGCTGATTAGATCTTCAAGATACTTCTTTTCATTCTCGAGTTGCTTAATCCTAGCAGCATTATCTTCTGCTGCAGCCCCGTAGAACCTGGAAGACTGCTCCGTCAAAGAAGCAATCTGTAGTTCGATCTCTTTAAGTTTTTCCTTATTAGGGTCAAGAGAGTCGTCGTTTAGTTTCTTAAACTCAGCTGTAACAGTATTGATTGCATTACCGATTCCACCAAGGAGATCGCCAATTCCACCAAACACTGTTCCGATAAGACCTGGAAGGAATCCAAGAGGACCATCTGGTCCAAAGATCTTTCCCAGCTGAATTCCTACAAATCGCGCAGCCTCAAACAGCAAGCCAAAGCCAGCTGTAAGGACATCAAGGACACCGCTAACAAACTTGAACACTTCTCCAAGGACACTTACCGCGCCTGAGAGTGCGTCAGTCTCTTTCTTGCCGCCACTAATTGCCTGGAAGAACCCGACAAAAATACCAGCAGCAATCGTTAGGAATGCTTGCCATGTAATAGAAATAAACCGTGCGAACTTGGTAATTCCACCAAGGAAGCCACTTAACGTCTTGCCCAAACCAGCCATAATGCCAGTAGAGGCTTTTGCTCCTCCGCTTAGTGCGACAAACGGAGCTTTAATCTTATTCCCTAGTCCTGTAACAAGTTTACTAAGGAATTGGAATGTAGCAGTAAAAGGATTAATTGCGCGAAGTGCGCTTATTGCACCACCTGCAACAGCTGTCATTCCTTCTGCTGCTGTAGCTGCACCAGCTGCTGCTGGACCAATCTTAGAAAGTCCACCAACAAGCAGCCTAATCTCTGAAAATGCTACTCGTACAACAAGCAAGATAGCTCCGACAAGACCGAGGATTGCTCCTCCAGCTGTCATCAGAACTCCTGCAAGTACAGTAAGTGTTGCTAGAGTTTTAAGCAATTCTGGGTTTGCTTTTGCAAATTCGTCAAACCTCTTAGCAATATCTGCTAGTCGGAATGATAGATTTTCAATTGCTGGGGCTAGTGCCTCACCAAGCGTTGCTTTAATATTTTGAATTGCGTTATCGATCCTGCCGAGAGCAGCCTTTGTAGACTGAGAAACAAGATCTACTGATTGTGCAAATAGTTCACGAGCTCTTGTTGCGTCTCCAACGCCCTTAGTGTTATCACTAATGGCACTTGTACCACGCTTCATTGCTTCGGTTTCAGCTTCAATAAGCTTTGTAAGTGCTGGAACTTCTGCAGCAGTTGCGATAACACCAATGATGTTACCCTTTTGCTCGTCGTTCATATTTGCAGTTACTTTCGCAAGTGTGCGAATGTAACCAGCCATACCAATAAATTCGCCCTTTGGGAACACGAGCTGTTTAAAGCTCTTGTTTAAACCAAGTTGTGATTTTACTGCTTTGTCCAGCGCTTTGGTTGCCCTTGCTGCTGGATCGTTTAGCTGAAGGAACATTTGGCGAACAGCACGTCCAGCCATTGTTCCACGAATTCCGTTGTCTGCAAGAATTGCAAGCGCTTTTAGGGTATCTTCGAAGCTTACCCCAGCCTGTGCTGCCACAGGACCAAGCATCTTCAAAGATTCAACGAAATCTGGAAGCTCTGCTGCAGTCTTTTGTGCTGCATAGTAGAGCATCTCAGTTACTGATGCTGCATCTTCCATGGGTCGACTAAACTGATTAAGGATTCCGTAGACACCCTTAATCGTTGTTTCCATGTCGCTTTGTGTAATAGCCGCAGCTTGCATAATAGGCGTAAGTTGGCCCATCATTATGCTAAGCTCTTCAACGCTATTGACCGCAGAACCAGTTGTTGATGCGAAGAAGTACATGCCCTTGGCAATTTCTTCGGACTTGAAATAACCCATTTGCTCAGCGAGTCGCTTTGACTCTTCGGTCATTTCAACGACCATGTCCCTAGTGCCGCTTGTTGCAGCTGCGGCGCGAAGGACCTGGAACTCAACGTCTCCGAATGCCTGAGATGATTCTCTACCAAGAACTTGCAGCTGGTCGCCGTAGTTCTTGAGCTGACCGCCAGCGATCGTTAGGGCATATGCTTGCCTACGAGCTTGGTCAATCCGAGCTTGTTCAGTTGCAATTTGCGTCTGACGCTTCTGCTCTTCAGTAATTTGTTTCTGCGTAACAAGACGAAGTTTCTCGCTTGTTGTTAGCTTAGCCTCTTCTGCCTTTGTTAGTTTAAGGGTAGAAAGACCAGTACTAAGTGTATTATTAATTGTTCCAAGGATACGGTTGCGTTCGCTCTCTTGAGCTTTCTGTTCAGCACTATACTTGGTAACAACTTTAGTGAGCTCGGCTTCTGCTCGCTTAAGACGTGCTTGGGTTTCACCAAGCTTTTTAACGCCAGCTGCATTAGTAGCAAGAGGAACACGAAGATCGTATTCCTTGCGCAGATCTGAGACTCTTTGGCGGATTTCTCCTACCTGAATAGCCTGATCTTTAAGCTTCTTGCGATATCCTTCTGCGTCAGCAGAAATTTGTCGCCATGCTCCGTTAACCTTGAAGAGCGCGGTGCTAATCTTTGGAACTTCTTTAGCAGAATTCCGCAGCGTTCTTTCAAGGGCTTTAGCCTCAAGGTCTTTTGTAGTTCGCTTGACCTTGTTTGCAGTAGTATTAACAGACTCGAACTCTTTGCCGAGTTTACCACCAAGGCTTCTTGCAAGACTGTTGACGGTTTTTTCCGCCTCGCCCATCCCCTTGGCAATTTCAGATCCAATCTTTACTCGACCAGAAATTGGTACGTTCTTTAGACCCTTTTGTGGATCAAGAGCTTTACCGATAAATTGACCAAGTTCTTCATACTGCTTCTTAAGATCTTTTGGCGCAAATTTTGCGAAGATCCCAGCCATATTAGATGCTGCCTGAGCAAGAGGACTTAAATCTGCATCTACCCGTGCATTAAATTTTAGATCTGCCATTTCACCTCCAGAGAAATAAAAAGATGCCCACACAGGGGGAGCCTGTGTGGGCATCTAGTGGCTACTTCGTCAGCGATTTATTGGATGCTATACGTTCCCCGTGCATAAACTGGGAAAAGGCATCAACAATATAAGAAGGCTGATCGAGCAGTCCTCCCTGGTATGGCAAGAAAGAGTATCCGACTGGTACATAGACCATTCGAATCTCTGTTTGTTTGCCTCCAGGCTTGGGTACTTCATGAACTACTAGTTGCCGTACTCGGCATTGATCAAATAGGGCGTACGCCTCAGCTAAACGTGGATACTTTTGGAAAATATTTCCTCTTGTGTACCCTTCCGCCGCCGCCTTAGCGAGGTCTACTGCTTTCCCGCTTCGTCACCACTTAGTGACTGACCGTTGAAGTGCTCAAACAGGATCTTATCAACCCAGTTAGCAGCATCACTTGGAAGGGAAAGGTAGGTCTCTACCTTGGGAGAGTCGTCGACTGACCAGCCGACAACGAGGTTTGTGAACAGGGTTTCTGCGACAGACGTAAGAACGTCTACCATTTCAGCCCCGCTCTTTTCCTTCGTGCTGTCAGCAACATCAGTTGGCATGACGCGAAGGATTGCGTTAACCTCACGCTTTGAGAGATTCTGGCGAAGTTCAATCCAATCGCCAGAGTCGTGTTCGTATCGCTTCGTCAACGTCTTATCAACAGGACGAAGGAACTTTGAAGTATTTTCAGTCATGGAAGTCTTAACTCCTCTTTCTTATGCTATATTAGATCAAAGACCAGCGAGAGCAGCGCTCTTGCCGTTCACCAGCGTCACCGTAGCAATGTCTGATGCATTCGGCTTAAGAACCGTGCACTCAACATCCTGGGTAATAAAGTCGCCAGCAGAGATCGGCACACCGACTCGGCGGAACTTTACGCGTGGAAGGTCAACAGTAAGTTGGTTGTATACCGAGCCGCCAACAAGTGAGCCACGGAATACGAGAGTCACGCCAAACTCGTCCTCGTCGAGGAGAGCCTGATAGTCGCTTGTGTCCTGGAAGTCCATGGACATCGACATCGTAATTTCGCGTGCGCCCGAGGCAACACGACTGAAGTTACGAGTCTGTCGAAGCGTACCGATGTGCTCAACATTGTTGTTGATTGAGAAGGTAAGATCCTTCACAGTTGCCTTGTCAGTGCCGTCAAACTGAACCTTTGCACCATTGAAGTGGAAAGGCTGCAGTGACGTGCTGGCGTAGACTGGGCTAAGCGGATCCAGGTTTCCACCGACAAGCGGCTTGGTCTGTCGGGTTGAACCGTCGAGACCGAATGAAGCCGTTACGATTTCACCGAAGGATGCGCGCAGCTCAAGCGTGTTCACGCGAACACCACCGTACTGGCGAATCAAGCCGTCCGTGGTGAGACCGTCGCTACCACCCGTGTAACCCTCAAACGTAAACGTTGGAGAGATAGCGCCAGGGGTAAAGACGTGTGAATAGCTGCTCGATGCTCCAGCGGTTGTAACCGTAGAAGCCGAGAACGCAGACTTAAGAAGCAACTCGATGTCGTCTGGCACAAGAGGCATCTCAAGCGTACCCGTCACGTTGAACGGAGCAGGCATAGCAAGAGTCATATCCTTAGTACCGCGAATCGTCATCGGGCTGAGGTATTCGTTTGTGTCGTCGAAGTTAAAGTTGTTGGCAGCGAGGAACTTACCTGCGGTAACGAACGTACCCTCGGTTGTTTCCTTGCCGTAGGCGATATACCCTAGAGCGCCAACGCCAATGTTGTTAGCCATGTATTTTCTCCTTAGCGGGTAAACGCCTTCATGATTTGAAGGTTGACCCTTGCTGTTTTGACGATCGCGTTACCACGATCTTGGATATCATAGGTGGTATCATTCACCATGATGTCATTGACTAGTCCGCCAAGCTGTCGCTTGTCCTGAGACCTAAAATATCGGGAGATTAGTGCGGCGGACTGGACCAGTTTACGATCTCCCATTGCCTCTTCAGCGTCCACTTCAAAGTAGTCTCGAGCATCAATCATCAAAAGAATGTTGATCTCCATGAACCTCTTGTCATAAGAGGTTGTCTCTCCATTTGGGGACTCAGCAATTGGCTCAACCATGACACAAGGCATAAGGCTTTGTGGAATGATACCAGGATCTCCAAAATAGACTGACTTTACTTCTAGGACATCTGCGAGACCACCGTCGGCGCGAGTCAAGCTCGTCAATGTTTTGATCTCTTGAATAAGACGGTCAATAATTTCTTCCACGGGCAGCTCCTATTACTTGAACTTTTCTACATACCCGTAGCTTTTCACAATCGCTGTAGAAGAGTTTTCTGAAGCAATCATATTCTGTTTAAAAGCTTTGTTTAGTTGCGACTTAAACCTTTGGAAATAACTATTAGTAAATTTAGGAACATAAGGTCGCGCTGGAACTTGGGCTTCATACTTACGCATTCTTCCAGACTTTGGACCGCGCAGTCGGACATTTTCAAAGACTTGACTAAACCCGTAAAGATGTCGTACTTTCGGACCGCTTAACTGCCAGTAAAAAGAACCAGCTATTTGAGTTTCGCCAAGTCGATAATTTACCCGAGTCTGTAGTCTTACTCCATCTTTAGCGATAGATCCGCTAGATGAGTTTCCGCCCCTGTTCCTAGATCTAGCTCCACCAGCTACTGCATAAAGTTTTCCGCTATCGATGAGTGGGTGAGTAGGACCCATAATATTTTTACCCTTAACCATTCTTGCAGCAATTGTTTTTCTTGCAAGTGGCTTAAACTTCTTCCTTGAAGTTGGGTCAATACTTCGTTCAAGAGAATCTTGAATCTTTAGCCCAGTATGTACTGTCAACATCTGAAATGCATCTGAACTCCAAACTTTAAGGTGATCCTCAAAGTTCTTCATATGCTGACCTTTATTGTACTTTATAGCTTCTCTTTCAATAGTTGTTCCAAAAAACCTTTGCATCCTTTTGCTTACGAATGTAGGCGAAAGAGATATACCAAATGCTGGTACGTTTTGACCACGGACATAAGCCATCAAACACCAATCCTTCGACGGCGGTAGATGCTAAGCAAGTCAGCAATCTGTTGGCTGGTCATCGGAATAATCTCTGGGGTGCTGTCTTGTGCTCCACCGTAATCGGGCTTGACCAGCTCGCTCATAAAAAGCGCAGTCGCATGCTTAATGGCAGGTGGAAGAGTAGCATACCCAGCGGTATACACGATAGTGTACTTTGAAGTCGGAGAAAACAACGTTGATTCGCTGGCAGGTCCCAAAAGAACCTTGCCAAACTTGTCTGTTTCGCTTGTCCGCACCAGAGTACTGGGAGTAGTTGTTGTTGTAACTGGAGTAGTTGCAATTGTTGTTTCAGAGATTGAAGTAATTGAAATCAACGGGTATTGAAGCGTCAAATAAGTTGAAGACCCATCCCCAACAAAGCTTTCTGTGTACGTTGCCTGTTCAAATATTCGTTCGCAAAACGTTTCAACCTGTTCAGTTGCGATTTCAATCAAGGAATCTAGCTGATCGTTGGAGTACTGGCGAAGCGCAATGCCCAAAGGCTTATCTTTGAACTCTGTCGCGGTGATGTACTTCCTCGCCATTGTGCCTCCTTAGGTTACTTTTCTCTTTTTCTTGTTACGAAACGAAGCAGGAATCATCTTTGCAGCAGCAAGTCGTGCTATGGTTATTAAACGCAGTCTTCGTCGCTTGAATGCAATTCTTCGTCTTGGTGAAATAGAAAACTTTTTATTAATGGCAAACTTACGAGTAAGTCTTCGCCTATTGGTTGTTTTTAGAAAGGGTCTTAACTTCGCCATTGAATGCCCTCCATAGTGATGTGCGGTAGCCGTCCCATGAGAACTGCTTTGCACGGATCAGTCCCTTCTCACGCATCTGCTCTCGCAGCGACGGGCTAAGGAACATCTTCTCAATCTCCGCCGCGATTGACTCTGGGCTGAGATTTGCATATCGACTATGACTCTTATTGACTACCCAGTCGTGTGGCTCAATTAGAGCCCCAGCATCACCCAAAACTTCAGCGCCTGCGCCGTAGTTTGTATGAGCAACTGGAAGACCACAAGCCATTGCCTCAACAAGTGGTAGACCAAAGCCCTCGACCTGCGAAGGCAGGACAAAGCAGTCAGCCATGTTGTAGAGATCAACAAGACCAGGATAGTTATGGGAAGTAAGTGCAACTGCGTCATTGTGCTTTGCGTGCTTTCCAGAGAAGAGCACGTTATCCACAATGTCAAGTTGGTGAGCAAGCTGAGGGAGATCGTGTCCACCAAGATGGTAGTTATCAAACGGCACGGTGTGCGCGTAGAGCACCACTTGCGGGTGCTTATAAGCTACAATCTTAATCGCCTCGAATAGCCGAGGCCACTGCTTACGCTCAACATTTTGAGCAACATTCATAACTACAAACTTGTCGTCCCAACCAACGGACTCCCGAAGGAAGCGTCGGTGTTCTGGCTCGTACTGGTAGAAGTCATCAGATACTCCATGGTATGCCATCGTTGACTCAAGTCCATTGCGCTTGAGTTCATCTACGCCATACTGCGAGCATGTAATGATTTTCAAGTTCGGTGTCTGCTGTAGCACCTGAACCCAGTTGTAGTTCATTGGAGCACCCTCAATCGGCATGTAAACCGTAATCGGGTACTTAATCAGATCTCGGCGTAGTAGCCACATGACTACTGTTGCTGGATCTGCGATGATGTGTACCGCATCGATCTTATGCTTCTTCAGCGTGATCGATACGTTCTTCCATCCGATCGCGTCTTTTTGCATTGACTCGATTGGATAGTAGTGATGTCCTTTGCCAAGATCACGCTTCTGCGTGTCCTGACCTCCAATGACCACCAACTGATGACCGACAGACTTCAAGTGCTCTACAGCGACTGAGTTGACGATTCCGAAACCAGTTTTAAGAAACGGTGAATCACCGAGCATTAGGATCTTCATGCTACTTCATACCCATTCATTCGCATCCGATTAACCCAATGGGTATTCTCAGCTGGAATGTAGGCGACCCCATCTACTACTTCGACCTCTCCGTCATAGAACGTTTCAAGGCAATTGACTTTTTCCCAGTTTTCTGGTGAAAGCATCTTGATGAAACCTTCTCGGTCCTGTGCTGGACTTTTGTCGAGATCTTCTGTAATAAACTCAATACTAGCTTTCTTAGCCTTTGGCATCATGTGCCTCCTTCTGTGTGGTGTGGTAGGGGGATGGATTTCTCCACCCCCCTAGCAGCACCTAGTTCACGCTAAAAAATTAGATCGTGAAGTTCTTGAGGCGCACAGGGCGACCCTCAAGAGCGAAGCCGAAGTACCCCTTGATGTAGAAGTCTTCAGCGTCCTTGGTCTTAGCAAGCATCTCCATCGTGAAGTCCTGGTTCACGATAAGCTTCGCGTCAGCACGTCGGAAGACGAGAATCTCGTTCTCCTCGTAGTGGTCGTCCGTAACGATCGGCACGCCGTCGTACGAAAGAACGCGGAAGCCAGCGCCAACCTCAACTCGGTCGAGGAAGCGCTGCTGACCCTGAAGAAGGGCACTGATCTTGCGGCGAACTGCGCGGCTCGTCATAATAACGTCAGCCTCGCCCTTCGTGTCGTCAAGAGCCTTGTCCAACATGGCAAGGGTGAGAGCGGCAGCCGAAGCGTCCGTCGTACCACCCTCATCGCCAGGGGTCGAAGTGTTGATCTGATGCTTGATGCCGATGATACCAGCATTGGTATCTTCGGTGCCGTCGCCGACGCAGATCGCCGTGGCGAGTCGCTCAGCAATCACGCCCGAGTGGACGCGAATCTCTTCCTGTAGCGCGTTGACAACTCCACCAGCAGCCGCGATAAGCGGACCAGTGACTTCACCACGGGTGTACAGGTACTTGACGGTCTTTGCGACCTTAGCGTAGGTCGAGCTTGAAGCGCTTGGAAGTGAACCACCATCGGTGCTGAATGCAGCCGTAGGAAGCCCGCTTCGCTTGCGGATGTAATAGGTCTGTGTAGGCCAGTTTACACGCGTTACAACGCTAAGAACAGGTGTAGCCTTGGCAACGTAATCGCGAATTACTGGATCGACTACCTCTGGGAGGAGGTATGCACCAGTAGATGCGACGGACGTGCTAAGAGCTCGCTCAATGTCAGCCATTGAAAGTCTCCTTAATTATTATTACTTGTAGATATTACCGAGAGCGTACTTCAACTTATCCTCATTGCTCATTGAGCCGAGGTCTGGAAGTCCAGTCTCAAACTTTTCGCGGACAACGGCAGCAGGCAACTTGCCAGCAGGAAGCTCTTCGAGCTTCTTGATGTATTCAGCCTGCTTCTCGACTGTCTCACGGAGGACTGCCGTGCTCTCGTCAACCTTAGAGGTGACAAAGGCGGTAATAGCCTCAGCGAGGTCGCGGCGAACCGAAACCCCATTAAAGTCCACGTTCTCATCTGCAGGAGCATCTTCAGTCTTAGCGACTGGTGCTTCCGCTGCAGCCTGTGGTGCGTCGGGCTCAAATACCCCGAGCGTTTCGAGTTGCCCCTTCAACGCGTTGAATGCTTCGACAAGCTTCTCAGCATCGCGCTTGGCGATGCGTGCACGCTCGACTTCACCGTTCTCCTCAGCGGGAGCAGCAGCCTCTACAGGCGCAGCCTCCACGACGGGAGCTGCTTCAGCTGCAGGTGCAGCGTCAGCAACGGGTGCTTCAACAACGGGGGCTTCGGTCTGCTCGGTCACCTGAGCGGCAACGGGTTCCACAGACTCATTTGCGGCGACGTTCTCAACCACTTCGGTTGCGTCGCTCTTAACGAGCTCTTCTGCCATATTTTCTCCAATCTCCTCGCCCTCGATGGAGCGAGCGAGCACAGTGCCGAACGACGGTACCCACGAGGGGCGCGTCGTGTTACTAATTTCCTTCAACTTAATCTTGAGGAATCGGATAACCTTTTCTCCAGAGGAGGGGTCATCAACCATGCGGTACTGGACACCATCTCCAGCAATCGACATCCCATACTTCTTACCACGCTTAATTCGGCTATGCAAATACGCCGCTGCGGGGTTATCTGGGTGTAGGCGAACTTTGATGTTCAACCTGTAGTCGCTAGAAACAGAGCCATCCACAACTTCTCCAAGTTCGCGGAGGACACCATCTTTCATGTGATGGTCTAGGTAAGGTAGTGGATCACCATCGTTTGTGCGAGATACAATCTGATCCGCGAAGTCTTGAATCGCAGTGGGGTCCATCTCAGTCCCATGAGAATCTCGCTCGGGACCTGATGCCTGTCCATAGAGGAACAGTCCGCCATCCTGCTCTTCGGCACGATCGACTGGGATAGTGATTTTCCAGTTGTTAGTTGTCATTTGTGGCTCCTCAGAGCGCATGCTCATAAGAGGATTGATCTTTGTGACATCAGACATTTTCTTGCCGATGCTCATTTCAGTTTCAATCCATCCCTCACCAGCTGGCTGATAAATCCTAATTGCCAGTGCTGGGTTTTCTGGACTTGCTGGGAGTGCAAAGTTTGAGTCTGGAAGACCATAAATGCCGTCAAGCATTACATGTTCTACCCTACCACTAGCGAGACCAGATGGTGAATACCAACTGACAAAATCGCCTTCTTTTACTTCTCCTGCCATTGCACGCTCTTCCTCATCGTCTTGGGACCTTTCGTCTTTAACGATGCTATTAGCCCACGATTGACCAGCGTCTCCGCCCCAAGCGTCCCAAGCAACTCGACCAGGAGAGGGGTATCCCTCTTCTCCTGAACTAAAGCCTGTAGCTTTCTTGTCAACTTCGTGTCGAGCAAAGAACGATTTCATTCGTCCAAGTGTTGCAACAGAGATCTCTGCTCCACGAGCAAGATCTGCTGCGCGTTTTCGACCTACGTCAGTAAAGCCGCTTCCAGCTTTGCCTTCTTCGATCCACTTCAGTGCACGCTTTGCAGCTGCCCGAACGCCCTCTGGAGGACTGTATGACTCTGCTCGTTCGATCTCAGACATCAGTTTCCTCCGCTACATCGTCAGTCGTTTCTCCAACAGGTTCTGCTGGAGCTGGCGTATTTGGCTGCGGAGCTCCGCCAAGGAGTTGAGATACTGGCAAGATACCAGTCGAGGTTTGAATAAACGGCTCGCTCCCGTTCGGAATTGCAGCCAATCCTAGCTGATTACGAATGTAGTTCAAGTCGTAGATTCCATGAGTTAGTGCATCAATATACAACTTCATCTGGGTCGCTTCGTCTCGAGTATCAACTTCACGATGTTCAAACATCACGTCATCAATACCAAAGGTTGTCATGATCAAGTTTTCATTAATGACTTCTTCAACAATACCTTGCAAGGGAGAGATTGTCTCCGTTCGATAGGTCTTGTCGTTCTCAGCACTCTGTGAGCGGTTTGCGCTTTCAGAGGTTCCGCCGAGCTTGGTGTATGGTAGGTCGAAGACCGCAAGGATCTCCATCGTCAACTGCCGTCGACCCTCGATAAACTGCATCTCTGCAGGTGAGGAAACGGACTTGCTGACTTCCACATCGCCCTCCAAAAGGAGCGGCTTGTGTGCGTTCGCAGCCGAAGTGTATTCCTTCTTAAGGAACTCTCGGTTGCGCTCAACCTCTTCCTTCGAGGCATTCTTCATGTTGAAGACAATGCCTGTCTGGGCTGAGTTAGCAAAGAATGATTCGTTGTAGGTTTGCGCGAAAAGATCTTGCGCGACGGTTGAGCCAAGCGACTCAAGCGGGCTTAGCCCGTAGAAGTCGTTGTCTGGGTCGGCGATCTTGAAGTGCAGGAACTCATCTGGCTCGTACTGAGTCTCGCGTCCATTCTTTGGATCACGGGTGATGTAGCTCATCACCTCACGGGTCTCAGTATCGATGACAAGGTTTACCTGCTGTGGCGCGATACGATAGAATCGGAACGGAACGCCATCACGCGCTGGGAGAATATACCAGAACGCATCACCGTAGATCAGAAGATCTTGGTAGGTCTGGCGGAGCAAAGAAATAATCTTTGACCGACGAAACGTCAGGTCTATCTTTTGCGCGTTTGACTCATTCAATTCGTCCTTTGAATCAACAGGGGACAACTGATAACCAGTCGAAACGGCAGTGCGCGAAATCTTGTCAATAACAGCACGGACAATAGGGTGCTGCTTGTACATTCGCGTGTAAGTTGAGTGAGACTTAAATGGTGTCTCGCGGTTTTGATTCCCCTCGATCCGAGGTGGAGTCTGGGAACGGACTACGGGGATTCGCTCGATGTTAGCCACGGCTTTCCTCCTTGGTCTTCTTTGCAACAAGGATTACATCCTCATTGGGCCAGACAACGGTCATTGCGCATTTGCGACATGGACCGCTGACTCGACCTTCAATCTCTCGATAGAGATCCTTAAACTTGATGCGCAGTACTCCGTCTTCACCTTCGATACCGAAGAGTGAGCCGCAGTGCGCGCACTTCACCGAATTCGGCATCCTGCACCTTCTGTCTATATGTGTTGGTGAACGGGGGGAGACCACGCGTCTCAACCGTTACCCTGCGCCCTTGCAATGCTCGGAGAGCAGCCCGTCACCATGCAAAGTTGATGGCAGGAGCTTTGCGACCCATGCCGTAAATTGCGAGCATCGCTGACCAGAAATAGTCGTCGTGCCCATCGGAGCGAGCTTTGAACTGGTAGTTACCAGCCTCGGTCTTCTTGCGCTCGATGGCGTGGATCTCCGCGAGGAGCTCACGTTTTCGAGGGAATCGAACCTTGCCCATTTGCATATCGCCTTTGAAAGTTGTTGCCCATCGTTCTTTGTTGGAGTTCGTAAAGGTTACAGCCTCAACGATGCCACCATGCTTAGAAACTAGCTGTTCCGCAATAACACCACCAACGCCAGTAGCGTCAATGGTAACTCGGTTAGGCTTAATGTCTGCAATAAGTTTGTTGAAAAACTCAACTTGTTTGCTATAGTCATCCTGTGTCTCAAATGTCTTGTGGATAGTGATGTTGCCAGTGTCATCGTCGATTGTAGCCACAGTGACTACAGTCTTATCGATCTTCTTCGCAATGTCAATTCCGATAACGTAACTGAGATTAGGGTCGTAGTCTTTCTGGTTTAGTTCGTCATCTACACAGTTAACAATCAAACCCCATGGGTAAAAGTTGACCGACTCATCCGCGAAGGAGCACTCGTACTCCTGTTGGAACGCGTCGAGACCCATGTTATTGTAAATAGACTTAATCGAATCCGTACCCCACCGCTTTACGCGCTGGTCGGTATCGAAGTCTGGCGCAAGCGCCGTGCTCTCGGCTGGATCGATGGTCATGATAGAGCATTCCCACCAGGGCACAATGTGCACTGAGTATTCTGGGTAGCGAGACCGATCGTTCGCCATCTCAAAGAAGAGACCGCTTTGTCCGAGAGGTGTAGATACAACGGTCAGCCGACCATCGCCTCGAGTAGTCGCAGGTATGGCAGCGTCGTAGAGCTTTCGAGCGTCTCGCACAAATGCGAACTCATCGAAGTAGACATCTTTCTCGCCGCCACGGACCGCTGCAGAAGCGGGCTGGCTGATCATGTATGAAGTATTCGGGTGATCGTGAAGGCTGAACTCAAACTCTGCAGACGTGTAGACGGCAGACTTGAAGCCAGACTTATCAGGGATTGAGTAGTAGAATTGTTTGGCATAGTTGATCTTGTCCGACGCTTCCTTCTGGTTGATGGAAACGTAGTTAACCTTCTTGCCAGTCGAGGTAGCAACGCGGTGAAGACCCTCTCCTGAAATGATGTAGGAGAATCCAATCTGACGCGACTTAGCGACAAGACGGAACTTACTCCGATCGTTCAGGAAGTTGATCTGATACGGCTCTAGCTTCGTCGGCTCCCCCTTGGTCTTCGTGAGAAGTTCCAGGTAGAGGGCGGGCGACACCTTCAATAGACCCGCCAAATCCTCCTGCGAGAGTTGCGAGCCGAGCTTGGTCGATTCCTCGTGATTCAAAGACATTTTGTATAAACGTCACGGCATTCGGCGTATCTTCGCCCTTCTCGTGCTTCTCCATCTGGAATCGCAACGCGAGAAGTTCTTTGATAGTGCTCGAGCGCTGTGTCGCCTCCTTCGTCAGCTGTCCACCCTCAATCTCTTGCGCCAGTTGTGGCAAGAGGGCTTTAAGCTGGAGGGTAAGGAAGATGTCCAGGTCTTTCTCAAGAACTGGCTTATCCGTACCCTCGAGCACGCCTGCGAGGTAGTTCCAGTCTGCCTGTGGGAGGAACCTGCCAACCTTGTCCTTGAGCTCGTTGAGCTGCTGGGTATCAAGCTTTGGCTTATTTCGAGCCCCAGAAGGTCGTCCACGGCGGATCTGACCCTGGGTCTTGGAAACGATCGTCTCATCAGACATCTGGTGTCTCTTTTCTTGGTCGCTTGCGAAGCGGGCTTGGGTCCCGCTTGTATCGCCGCTTATAGTAGCGCACGGCTACTGGATAGTCACGGGCAACCCGCAAGTCCCAGCGTCGGCACTGAATCGGTGACATATACTGCTTATGCAGTCGGAACAGGTACTTCGCCCACCGCTTGGAGTGTTCCGAGCGGGTGGCGACGTGGGCTAGTTCGTGGAGCGCCGTGTCAATGTCGGCGGAGCAGAGGGTGAGCTTGTGTACCCAGTCCTCGGCGAACCCCGCGTCGCGGCACATCTGGTCAGCGTGGTAATGCAGGCTGACCTGGCGCAAAAAAATTTTGTGGTCTGTGACCGCCCTCGCCATGATAAGTAGAGCTGGCTTATATCGCTTGAGATAATCCTTTGTCATGCCCTTCCCGCATACCACCTTAAATGGTAGACTGGAAAACCAATCTGGATGTCTCATAGATATACTCCCATATACTCATTAGCTGGGTTAACTGGGTTAGATTATCTTACTGGTAAGAAATTTACCCTTCACTCTATACGCGCTTTTTGAGGGTATTTTGGTCTCATATAATAGTACCACTTATATTTTATAACATATACCAGGTTAGCCTGGGTTATTTTCTTAGAGGAGGAGGGGTAGGAGCAGAGTTCCAGACAGAGTTCCGTAGAGTTTCCCCACGGTCGGCCTGGGTTAGATTAGGTGTCTTTGCGTCTACAACATAAGTTCTTACTTATATAATATTTCAGATTCTGTATATATTTCCTCTAGGTACTAAATGGGTGCCCACACCTCGCCTGTGGAGCGCATACTAGGGGGGGGTATGCCGTTTTTTTGTTCTATTTCGTGCTCATTTCTTGTTCTATTTGGCATATACTCCCCCCCTTGCAGGCATGGTACCCTTTAGGGGTCAGGTCGGATCTCCGATCTGGCGCAGCACCCCGCTGCCTTAGTAGGGGAGAAAGGAGTCATGAAGATGACTCACAATAGAATCACGGCGGAGATTATCCGCCAGGTCGCAGCGGCGGTCGCTGCGCTCCATACTGGAAACCTGCGAGGGTATGCCGA